AATAGTAACAAAGTATCCTGACAAGACAAACCAAGAATTATTAGATTATTTTAATAAAAATAAATTTACCAATAGATCAGGCGATCCATTAACTACTGGAGCTATTAAAACACAAAAGTCAAAACTTTTTGATCTGGCTGCAGAGACAAAATCTAAAATTCCAAACAACTATAGTATTTCAACCGACGTGTTTGAAAACTTACCCATAAGTAAAGAAGATTACTTTAGAGTTAAACAAGCAAAAAAAAGTGGAACTTTACTTACTAAAGAAATAGATAAACTATTACAGCCAGTAAAAATTGGAGATACGTTTTATTTTAAAAATGCTTCTAAAAGAGATTTAAAAAGTTTTAATCGATTAGCTGATAAAACAGGAAGATTAAATAATAGAATTGCTGATTTAATGATTGATTTTGACAAAGCTTATGGAAGTAAGTTTTTTAGTAAAGGTAATGTTCCTGATATTAAAGATGTTGCAAAGAAATTTAATATTACAGATAGCACTGCTGGTAAAGTAACTTCTAGATTAGCTCAATGGTATGGGGGACAAGATTTTAAAAACCCACAATTACAAGATATAAAAAGAAACAAGGTTACTTCTAATAGAATGTTTAAAACAATTGAAAAGTCTGCTTTTGGAAATCCATACCGAGACGGCTTATATCAAATATCAATGCAAACCATTGATGCAAAGTTAGGAAATAAACAAGGTACTTTTGAAAAGTTTAAATCTCAAGCAAAGAATATATTAAAGAAGAATAATATTCCAGTTTATGATCCTAAAATGGGAAAAAATGCATTTGGATTTAATGTTAATGAAATAGCGGGTGTTACTGGAAGTGCTAAATCTAAAGCAGCAGAATTTTCTCAATTTGTTGATGTTATGGAAGGTAATTTAAATACAAAAACAATGGCTGGTTTTCAGTCTAAACTTTCTACAGCTAGAGCTAATATTGAAAAAGCTAAAGGAACAAAAAATTATAAAAATGTATTATCTTCTGAATCTAAAAGAATAAATGATATGGCTATACGTCTTGAAAAACAACATGGAGTAGATTTGCCAAGATTACAGGATCCTGATGCAACTAAATATTTTACCGATACGAGATTAAAACAATTAAAAGCACAAGGTTTGGATATTGTTAAAGCTGCAGAACGTGCAGGTTATACAATTGAAATGCCTAAAGGAGCTGTGACGATAAAAGAATTTACAGAGGGAAAACAAATTGGAAAACTTCTAAACAACTTCTGGTGTGGCAAAAAACAATCAGCTGCTGGTGGAGGACGTATTGGTTTTTCTGGTAGTTGTCCTGCAGAAGTAAAACAAAAAAACTTTTTAAGAATGACCAATGATGTTGCTAATGGAAAAATTAAAGGTAAAGCAGCAGAACAGATTGTAAAAAATGCTAAAAAAGTTGTAGCTAAAGCTGGAAGTAAATCAGCACTTGCATCTATATTTGGTCCTGCAGGAATAGGATTAGATATTGCATATGAAGTTGGATCTGTTGGTTGGGACGTTGCTAAAGGAAAACCTTGGAAGGAAGCGGTACAGGATAACTGGATTATGGGAGCATTTGTTCCTGGAACTGGTTCCGAAGAATTTCATAAACGTTTAGCTAAAATTAATCCTGGTGCTGCAGTTTATGGTCAAGCTCAGGATTTAATTACTGCATATGATAAAAAAGCTAATCAAATAGAAAGATTAAAAGCTGATACTACGTACAGAGGACAAGCTTTAGCAAAAGAACAAATTCCACTACTAGAAAAACAACTGAAAGAAATGGAAACTAATTATGCTACTTTAACTAGAGATAATAAAGCTATGGAAGTAGGAAGTCCTGAGCATGAAAGTTATATGTCAGCTGTGACTGAATTAAGAGCTTCTGATAGAGCTAAAAGTGTGGTGGGATCAGGTATTAAAAGAATGGATGTTAAACCAGATAGATACAAGCCACGAGGAGGAATGGAAATAGATTTTAGTCTTCCAAAACCAGTTGAAATAAGTAAAACACCTCTTGATGCAGATCAATTACAAGCTTACGCAGAATATCATAGAGATGTAGGAGATCTTGAACCTAGAGGAGAATTACCACAATGGTATATAGACGAAATTCAACAAAAAGAAAAATGGCGTCAGTTATTTGAGCAACCTGGAATAAGAGGATCTCAGGATTGGAGAGGTGCAACCGGTGGCAGAGCAGGTTACATGGGTGGTGGTATAACTGGAATACTTAGACCCAATGCAATTTCCCCTAAAAGACAAGGGTTGCGTTCTATATTAATCAATGGTAAAAAATCATAGGAGAATAAATGGCAGATATTGAAAAAGGTCTCCCGAATACTCGTACTCAATTAAATGTTCCTGGGCCGGAACAAGAAGTCGATATTACGGAGCAAGAACAACAACAAGGACCCGTAGAAGTAATACCAGAAGAAGATGGTGGTGCGACTATTGATTTTGATCCAAATGCCGTGAACCAAGTAGGTTCGCAATCGCATTTTGATAACTTAGCCGATATATTATCAGAAGAAATTTTAGATCCCATCGGATCAAAAATTAGATCAGATTACCAAGATTATAAATCATCAAGAAAAGATTGGGAACAATCTTATATCAATGGTTTAGATCTTTTAGGTTTTAAATACGATAATCGTAATGAACCTTTCCAAGGAGCATCAGGTGCAACTCACCCTGTATTAGCAGAAGCTGTAACTCAGTTTCAAGCATTAGCTTATAAAGAATTATTACCAGCAGATGGTCCAGTTAGAACACAAATGTTAGGTGTATCGAGTCCATTAAAAGAACAACAATCTCAAAGAGTAAAAGATTTCATGAATTATCAATTGATGGATCAGATGAAAGAATACGAACCAGAATTTGATCAAATGTTATTTCATTTACCTCTTGCAGGTTCAACATTTAAAAAAGTTTATTATGATGATTTACTGGGGCGAGCTGTATCAAAATTCGTACCCGCAGATGATCTTGTTGTACCTTATACAGCAACTTCATTAGACGATGCGGAAGCAGTCATTCATGTTATTAAAATTTCTGAAAACGATTTACGTAAACAACAAGTAAATGGTTTTTATACAGATATAGAATTAGCAAAACCCTCGGCAGCAACAGATGCTGATAAAGTTACCGACAAAGAACGTGAATTAGAAGGTGTTACTAAAACAGCACGAGCAGAAAATTTATACACATTACTTGAATGTCACGTTAATTTAGATTTAGAAGGTTTTGAAGATGTTGGTCAAAACGGTGAACCAACAGAAATAAAATTACCTTACGTCGTTACAATCGAAGAAGGTAGTCAAAAAGTTTTGTCCGTAAGACGAAACTTTGCGCCCAATGATCCACTTAAAAATAAAATCCAATATTTTGTCCATTTCAAATTTCTGCCAGGACTAGGGTTTTATGGTTTTGGACTCATTCATATGATTGGCGGATTGAGCCGTACAGCAACGTCGGCTCTCCGTCAGTTGTTAGATGCTGGAACTTTATCAAACTTACCAGCCGGATTTAAACAAAGAGGTGTCAGAGTAAAAGATGACGCAACACCAATACAGCCAGGAGAATTTAAAGATGTAGATACTCCAGGTGGTAATTTAAAAGATGCATTTGTATTTCTACCTTACAAGGAACCATCACAAACTTTATTAGCTTTGATGGGAACTGTAGTTCAAGCAGGACAGAGATTCGCGTCCATTGCTGACATGCAGGTCGGTGACGGGAATCAACAAGCAGCTGTTGGTACGACTGTAGCTCTTTTAGAACGTGGTTCAAGAGTAATGTCAGCAATCCATAAACGACTATACTCGGCATTAAAAAATGAATTTAAATTATTAGCAAAAGTATTTGCTACTTACTTACCACCAGAATATCCTTACGATGTTGTTGGTGGACAAAAGAACGTTAAGGTCACAGATTTTGATGACAAAGTAGATGTACTACCTGTTGCGGATCCAAACATATTTTCAATGAGTCAAAGAATATCTTTAGCTCAAACTGGATTACAACTTGCGATGTCAAATCCACAAATACATAATTCATACATGGCATTTAGAAAAATGTATGAAGCGTTAGGTATAAAAGATATTGATAGAATTTTACCACCACCGCCACCAAAAGCACCTAAAGATCCGAGTCTTGAACACATAGATGCATTAGGCGGAAAACAATTTCAAGCATTTCCAGGACAAGATCATAGAGCACACGTCACCGCTCACTTAAATTTTATGTCAACTAACTTGGTTAGAAATAATCCACCGGTTATGGCATCAATACAGAAAAATATATTAGAACATATAAGTTTAATGGCAACTGAACAGGTGCAATTAGAATACAGA